GTCCAGTTTCTCCCGATCCTTGTCCGACAGGCCCTTGGCTTGGTAGCCCAGTCGTTTCTCTAGTTCCGCTACCTTTTGCCTTGCCCGGCTCAATGGCGGTTGGCCTGACTCTGAAGTAAGGCCCTTCTTGCTTGGTTGCATACTTTGCTCCTTGTGGTGTCCCGGTCGTAGCCGTCTTTGCCTCAGTGAGGGGAACGGACAGTGTACCAGACTTGTTTAACTCTGTGTTGAACTTTCCAGCGGCGCTCGTTGCTTTCTGTCCGGTCTTGGCTACACCCTTCACAGCGCCAGCAGGAGAGACCAATGACAGGCCCGTCTCCATCATGGGACGGTCTTCACCGCTCGTCACATTGAAGCGGTTCATCAGGTCTTTGAGTTGCTCTGATCCGCCCACAGGTTTCTCAGAAGCCAATCGGTTTTCGACTCGCTTACCACTCGCTAAATCACGCAGAGCGTCGACGCCCTCCAATCCCATGTTGATGATGTCAACAGGGGCGCCAACCAGCGGAGCGATCATGCCCCGGTTAATCAGGTCGGTGAGGGCGCGGGGCTTTTTTAGGGAGGCCACTTCTTCCTTGCCTTGCTCCTTTGCCATGCGGGCCAGAATCTCGGCCATCAGGCGTGTCTTGCTTGGCCCATCGGATGGCATTGTGAGCGATTCTTCAGGGCTGGACATAGCGATGCCGCCACCGTCGAACTTCTGCTCCTTCTTGTCGCCAAAACGGGGCTTCTTCGCCAATACCAGCGGGCCGATCTGGATCACCTCTTCAGCGCCAAGGATCGGCTCCATGGTCGTGCGGTCGTAGAAGTAGCCATGGCGCTCGGGGTCATAGCCCACTTGGCGCCAGTCCTTGTGTTTGAGGTACTTCTGGGCGTTCTTGACTGCGGTGGCCTCGTCCATCGGGTTCCATTCACCACGGATCACGGCAAACGGCGCCTTGGCCGTCTCACCCGTTGCGACCTTCAGGGCCTTCTCAGGGGCGCCGATCATAGTGGCGTTCTTCACGGACGACACTGCACCGTAGACAGTGGGCGCGTCTTTGCGGTGGATCGAGTTGACCCACACGCCATGGTCTTTGTAGGCGGGGATGTCGAGGCGCAGGTCGGCCTGCTCACCGGGCGTCATCTCACTGGTTTTGCCGAACATGGCCTTCTTGTTCTCAGTCAGCGCACGCATGGCGTCTTCGGTCGTTGCTGGCGCTGGCACAAAACCGTAAGGCATGACGGGCTTGGCCTTGTTGACCAGTGCGTCGTACTCAGCGGCAGACATCTCGCCACGGGCCACCTTCTGTGCGGCCTCCGTCAGTTCGGGGACGCGCTTGGTCACATCCTTAAAGTTCATGTCGAGGCGGTTCACAGCAGGCATTGCGGCGTCAGCCTCAGCGCTTGCCTTGGCGAGGGCCTTGCCAAGTTTGGCGATGCCACCACCAGCCGCTTTCCACGGCAGGCTCTTGATCTCTCCGCCTTGGGCCATCTCGACATCACCCTTGATCACTGACTCAGGAATGACAAACTCAGACCAGTCGTCACCGATCTCGCGACGAACACGGTAGCCCGGCTCATACGGCGTGCGCTTGGCCTTGCCAGTTGCGGGGTCGATCACCTTCTTGCTCAAGGGATTGCTCGGGTCTTCGCGGACGATGTTCCAGCCGTGCCGTGTCTTCTCCAGAATCTTGAGCGGAGGCAGGTTGTTCTTGGCGCCATGCTCAGTGAACACATACTGGCCGGGCTTGTACTTGTACTCCCACGAGTCCATCTGCTTTTGTGCCTCAAGCGCTCGGGCGCGGACACTATCCATCAAGGATGTGTGGAAGTCTTGAACGGTCGTCAGGTCTTTCTCAGCGGTCTGGGGCGCCTTAGCCGCGCCAGCCTCAGTTGCGGCCTTCTGGATCGCCTTTGCGGCCTTGGCCCAGCCACCACCTGCGGCCTTCCATGGCATCGGCTTGATCTCTCCGCCTGCGGCCTTCATGGGCAACTTCTTGAATGCGGCCCCGCCGTCGGCATACTCACCGCCGTAGTTCATTGCCCCACTGTCACTGATGTCGGGCGACATATTGTCGATCACGCCACCGTCGGCCATGCCCATGTGCTTGGCAATCATGCCATCCAGACGGGACTGGTAGTCGCTTACTGCGCCACCCTTTGCCATACCAATATGCTTGGACAGCATGGCATCGAGGCGGGCCTGATAGTCACCCTTACTCACATTGCCGCCGTCCTTCTTGAGGTAGTTCTTGCCACGCAGGACATCCTCCATCACCTTGCGTGGGTTCTCACCCGTCTGCTCGGCAGTGCGTCGAATCATGCGCTCAAGGTTGTCGATGTAGAGTTCTGGCTTGGTCTTGAGTGCGGTCACATCAGCGGAGCCGTACCAACCTAGGGCCTGCGCCTCTGCCGGACTGATGCCATAGCGTTTAGCGGCGCGTTGCCACAAGTCTTCGAAGCCTGCATACTCTGAACCAGATGGGGCGGCTTCCCAGAAACCGGGGCGCTCCTTTGCCTGCTTCATGCTCATCTTGCCCGACTCGACATCCTTGCGGGGAAAGTGAGTCGCGATCACATTGCCCTCTTCATCCTTCTCGACCAACTTGGACGCCAGCCAGCGGGGATCACCACGCTCGATGATCGGGCCACGCACTGCGTTGACATCCACGGTCACGGGCTTGAGGTTGCCTTGGTAATTGCGGTAGAAGGTGCCCAACTTCTTGTCCGGAGGTAGGGCGCCCTCGATGTCACCAGCGGCGATCTGCTTACCCCGGGAGAAGATGTCACCCTGCGCCAGCGATCCATAGCCGGGCGGCAATTCAATGGCAGTGCCTTTGGGCGCGGCCTCTTTGCCCTTCTTGATCTTGTTGGTCAATAGGAATGCGTCATCAGGCAGTTGGCCTGTCTGGCTCAGGTGCCAAAGGTAACTGCCCATTTTGTTCTGTTGGTCGACCGGGTTGCGCTGTGACGCCGAGGCCATCTGGGCGAGGAAGGTATCGAACTCCTTCTGGCTCATGCCGATGTCCATGGCGACCTGTCTGAGCGGCTCTGTGCCGTACCACTCGGTCATGCCGAGGTCTTGGCCCTTCTCGATCAGCGTGTTGACCTTCTTGCGTGCGGTCGGGCTGTCAAGCAGGTCTTGCATCCGGGGCGTGTACTTGGGCGACTTACCTTCAGCGCGGGCCTTGTCAACCATTGGCATCCGAGGCAGGTCTTTCTGCTCAACGCCGGGTGTGTACATCCCTTGGTCACGCGGCATCAATGGCAGGCCAGTGCCCTTCGGTGTGGTTGCTGGCGCTTGCTTAGACTTGAGGATGGCCTCCATCTTAGGGGCGTCTTCTGCGGCTTTCTGTGCGGCCATTGCGGCCTCGGCCTCTTGCCCCGCTTTGGCAAACGCCTCAGCGAATTTCTTACCAGCCTTTTTGTAGTCCGCCATGTTTTATCCCTTCACGCCGCGTATGGATTGACGCGCTTAGGCATAGCGTCAAAGTAGTCATCATCATCATCATAACGAGGCTCTGGGTTGATGTCGAGATAACCGATGTCCTTCAGCAATCGAATCGCTTGCGTCGTGCTGTCGACATAGTCGTCATGCGATGAGTCAGGGAACGAACACAACTGGCTCAGGAACCCTTCGGCCCAGTCCTTCACATAACCCTTGCGGACACCTGACTCAGGCAACCAGACGCGCCCGGTCGTGAAGATGGATGCAGTGATCTGGAGGCGGGTCATCTTGTCGGCGTTGCCCGGGTTCCATGGACGGACAGGCAGGTGCATCTGGCGGAGTTCTTGCACCAGTGAGATACCTGCGGCCTTGTCCTCCACGAGGATCAGGTCAGGGCGCTTGGCGTCCTTGCCTTCACCATAGGACACACGCCACTCATCCAGCACCTTGGGCTTGAGTTGGGGGAAGGTCAGGTGTTCGGCCCAGCAGTCAATCAGCAGGACGGACATTGGGCCATCCATGGGCTTGAACACGCCCCATGTCGTCATGGCGGTCGGGTCGTTGTGGGTCTTGTCGGTGAAGGCGCAGTCGTAGGACTGGATGATGTACTCAAACTTGGGGAACGCCTTGTCAGCGGGCCAGAGTTTGAACATATCGCGGGAAACCACCTTGCCGTCTTCGAGGTCGACAATCTCGCCCAAAACCTCTTGCTGGTACAACTTCGATCCCTTGTACTGCTCCAACTGCTTCTGGAAGGTTGCGGCAAGGTTCTCTTTGTTCTCGTAGGTGCTGGCGCGGTCGATCACCACATCGTCACCCTCGCGCCCGACGAGGTCGAGGATCAAGTCCTTGGGGCGCGGCGTAGTCGTCACAATGACCTTGGGCGCGTCACCCAGACGCAGGCCGAACATCATCATGTCCCACGCCTCTTGGATGTAGTGGAATGCGGCCAACTCATCACACCATGCAAAGTGGAACTGAGGGCCGCGCAGACGCTCGTATGAGTCGGCTGAGATGCCCCGGATGCTGGAGCCGTTGATCAACTTGATGTGATGGTCTTGCTTGTTGTAGTCGGTGATCAGTTCCTGCGGGATCACAGAGAGCAATCCAGACTGGCCGTCAAAGCAGGTGAACTTCAAGTCATTGCTGGTTGGGGCCAGCACCAGACAGCGGGCGCCGGGCGTGATCCATGCCCACCACCATAGAGCCTCAGCGGCGGAGCGGGTCTTGCCTGCTCCCCGGCCAGCCAGCATGAGCCAGCACAGGTAGTCCATCTCCAGCGGTGGCGGTATCTGGTATCTGTGGGCACTGGCAACCCACTCAGCGTGGGCCAAGACGGCGATCTGATTCTCGGGCGACTCAGCGTCAAACTCCCGGGCTAGGTCTTCGTCTAGGTGTTCAGCCAGCACGCTTTGCCATCTCCATGTTCTTGATCAACTCGAACAGGCGGCTTGATCCAGTGTCCTCTGTCTTGATCGGCGGGGCGTCAGAGTCTCCACCCAGCGCGATCTTGTCGCCGTACTTCTTGGGCTTGAGTTTCATGGCCGTCCACTTGCGGGCGTCGATCCGGTTCTTCTGCCATTGCAGGAAGGCGCCGTCCAGTTTGTGTTCGATCAGGGCGCCCGTCTTCTTGTCGGTCACCGCAATGATCTCAGGCTGTTCGTCAGCGATGGCGATGATTTCGTCAGCCAGCGTGTCGGCCTGCTCTTCGCGTGCGCGTGCGTACTGGTCGGCGAAAGAGGGGTGGCGCAACAACCAATCGTAAACCGTCGAGCGATCTGGCATCCCTGCGTCCTTCACTATCTCCCTAAGACTCTCTCCCTCTGCTATCCGGATACAGATGACAGAAGCGATGTGTTCGTTGTAGGTGGTAGGAGCGCCAATAGGGTTCTTTTTGGGGGCTTGGGCGGGTTTTTGGGCGGCGCTGGTACTTCCGCCTGTCTTGGCGGGTTTCACGGCCTTGGTGGCCTTCTTACGCGGCTTGGCGATAGTTTCAGGCATTACCCCTAATCCCCTTGAAAGTGAATGCGGTTTAGTGTAATCGATTCGCTTTCAATACGCTAGGGTTTTGTCCCGGGCTTACGGCGCCGGGTAACCGTGCGAGGGTTTAGTTCGCGGGTGATTCGCTGTGTTCGATCAGTTCTTGCTGTTCAGGCGCGTTGTACTGCTCAATTTCGATTCCGCTTGTCAGTGCCTTGACCAGATCATCCTGCGATGCCACGCGGACGGTAAGCATAGTGTTTGCCACATGACTCACTGCCTGCTGGCGCAAAGATGCCTTGATCAGGCGAACTTTGTTGTCGGGCGTACCGACCAAATAAATTCTCTGCTGGGCCATTGCCGCTCCAATGTTTTATTAGGTTTATTGTAACTCAGATTTTAACACAACCACCACAAAAAGGAAGACCCGCATCGTGTGCGGGCCTCCGGTGTTGGTAGAGGGTCACCACCCCTTGAGTAACCGACTCGGTTTGAGTTCGCTACCTGTTCGCTATACATTCGCTTTTTAGATAAAGCAAATCATAACCACGAACAGCGTGAATGCCAACCCCACGAGGATTTTTTCCAACAGAGTCTCCTCCTGCCAGCCACGCTGACTGGGAAGGTCTTTCATCATGTCGTCAATCTCTTGTTTAGTCATTGCCATCTCCAATTGAGTAGAACCAGAACGCAGAGCGCCAGCACAGCCAAAACGCTCCACACGAAGTACAACTGCCAAACCGATGTGCCCCTCATACCCAGATCACCCGCTCTTGTTTGATGGGCCGCTCGATCACCGGGGCAGGTTCTTCCTGAGCGCAGATCACAACCACCGCGCCCCAGAATAGGGTGAGCGCCAGCACAATCCCGAAGGCTTGCGTGGTGTGGCTCACTTAACCTCCTCCACCGTTAC